TGTTTGAATAAAGGACATTCTATTCTTGATATAGATTTTATGGGATATTGTTCAAATACTAACTTACCATTTGACAATGATCCTAATTATAAACATTTAAATAAAGATATTTGCGAATTAAAAAACATACCAACATGTGATGTTATTGTTAATTTTGCAGCAGAAACGCATGTTGATAATTCTATTAATGATACTAAACCATTTATACACAGTAATATTTTAGGTGTACATAATTTATTGGAAATATGCAGAGGTAAACAAGAGTATGAACGACCTTTATTTTTTCAAATAAGTACAGATGAGGTATACGGTGATCGTCAAGATGGTGAATTCGCCGAAAATGAAACTCTTAAGCCAAGTAATCCATATTCTGCAACGAAAGTTGCCGCAGAAGCATTAGTATTAGCATACCATCGAACTTATGGTATTCCTTATATGATAACTAGAAGTTCTAATAATTACGGTGAAAGACAGTATGAGGAAAAATTAATACCAAAAACTATAAAATGTATACAAGAAAATAAAAAAATTCCAATACATGGAGATGGTTCGTATGTGAGAGATTGGATCTATGTTAAAGATAATGCCGATGCGATACTATTTTTAATAGAACAAAATATTAAAAATACCATATTTAATATCGGAAGTGGAAATAGAATGCAAAATATAGATGTTGTTAAGAACATATTAGATTGGTATGAGGCTGATTATGAAACCAATATTCAATTTGTACCAAATAGATGGGGACAAGATGTTCGATATGCACTCAATACGGATAAAATAAATAATATTGGTTGGAAACCAAAATATCCAAAGGGGATTCATAAATGGTTCCGTTGAATGTGAATGTTGAAAATGAATTAATACAACAAAAAATAAAAGAAATTGTACAATTAAAATTAAAATTAAAAAATAAAAATTGGACGCCAGGAAAAGATACTGTACAGTATTCTGGTTCTTTGTTTGATGAAGAAGAATATATTGCTGGAATAGATGCGTTTTTGGATGGATGGCTTGCACTAGGCGAAACTGGAATAAAATTTGAAAATAGATTTTCTCCCAGACTAGGAAAACAATATGGTGCATTAACGAACAGTGGTTCTAGTGCAAATTTATTGATGGTTAGTAGTCTATTATCAAAAAAATTATATAACTTACCAAAAGGTTCAAAAATAATAACACCAGTTGCGGGATTTCCTACAACAGTAAATCCTATATTACAGAATGGATTTGAACCAGTATTTATAGACATTGAACTTGAAACACTAAATTTAAATATAGAACAACTAGAACAAGCAGCAAAGCAAGGAGCCAGTGCTTTGTTTTTTGCACATGTTTTAGGCAATCCTCCAAACATGGATGAAGTTATGTCTATAGTTGATAGATATAATTTAATATTACTTGAAGATTGTTTCGATGCTTTGGGAAGTACCTATGATAATAAATTATTAGGTTCTTTTGGTGAAATGTCATCTTGTTCGTTTTATCCTGCACACCATATGACTATGGGCGAAGGTGGTTTTATTGCATGTAAAACTAAAGAACAAGAGATTGTAATAAAAAGTTTAAGAGAATGGGGAAGAGGGTGCTATTGTTCTGGAAAAGCAGCATCATGTTTAAAAAATGGATTATGCAAAAAAAGATTTAGTAATTGGTTGCCATCTTTGCCTAATGAGATAATGGATCACAAATATGTTTATGAAGAAATAGGTTATAATTTAAAACCATTAGAGCTACAAGCAGCAATAGGTTTGGTTCAGTTAAATAAATTAAACAAAATGATTGAAATTCGTAAGAAAAATTTCAATCGTTTATATACTATGTTTTCTAAGTATGAAAAAATATTTCATCTACCAAAGGCAACTGAAAAATCAGATCCATCATGGTTTGCCTTTCCACTGACGATTCGTGACGGAGTTTACATGAAGCGTAATGATTTTACGATGTACTTAGAAGAATGTAAAATACAAACTAGAAATTACTTTGGTGGTAATTTATTACTACAGCCGGCATATAGTGGAATATATTCTGGAAACGCAAAACTTGATTTTCCAGTTGCAACTAAAGTTACTACCGATACTTTCTTTTTGGGTACTAGTCCAGTTATAACAAATGAACAATTAGATTACATTGAAGAAAAAATTAATATTTATTTTAATACTGCCAGTAATATAAGAGTTTAAAAAGAAAGACACACTATATGTCAAAAGAATCATTTATTTGGATAGAAAATATACAAGCAGCACAAGTTCCAAATACATTAAATGTATTTTCAAAAATAATTAAAGATTTTGATCTGATTGTGGAAATTGGAACAAATCGCGGAGGGTTTTCTATTTGGTTAAATGATAACAAAAAAGAAAGTTGTCAATTTTTAACCTACGATATAAACAAAAGTTGTGTAGAGATACCAACTAATCATAGAGCATATAAATGTATTAGATATGCTGATTGTTTTTCCACACCCTGTATTGAATATTTAAAAAATCTAATTCAAACCAGCGGAAGAACTTTATTTTTGTGTGACGGGGGTAATAAAGTTAAAGAATTTAATATTTATTCAGAATTTTTAAAACAAAATGATGTAATCATGTTGCACGATTACGCAAATTCTCCAAATGAAATTGAAAATTGGAATAATATAAAAATAAAATATGATATAGTTGGAGCATTTCATCAACCAGAATCTTCTTTTTCTGAAATAATAAATGCGGTTGAAAAAAATAAGTTGCAAAAATTTATGTATAATGAATTTTTAAATATATTTTGGGGTTCATTTATTAAATTATAATTAATCTTGATTTTAAGTTTAGATCTGCTATACTTTGTCTAGGAGAAATTACTATGATAATTGAAACTAATGAAATAAACATAAATCAAGAGATAGAGAAGATTGTCTTAAACAATAAAGATGGTTACATTCAAGCAATTCTTTCTTTTTGCGAGGAAAAGAATATTGATCCATCATATGTTGCCAAGCATCTATCCAAACCAATAATTGAGAAGATAAGAGCAGAAGGAGAAACAATTAACCTTCTTCCAAAGTCTGCTCGTCTTCCCCTATAAATACACTTGACACAGCAGAACTCTCTGCTATACTACACACATCGTTTTACACAGCGTACATTTCGTACAAGGAGAATATATGTCTTTTCAGAATCTTAAGAAGAACTCGCAATCAACTATTTCCCGTCTAACCCAAGAACTGGACAAGTTGAACAAGGGCAGCGAGTCGTATAAGGATGATCGCTTTTGGAAGCCTGAAGTCGATCAAGCAGGAAACGGATTCGCAGTAATTCGCTTCCTTCCCGCAGTTGATGGTGAAGATGTTCCGTGGACTCGCATCTTTACTCATGGTTTCAAGGGACCAGGCGGTTGGTACATTGAGAATTCACTAACTACAATCGGTAAGAAGGATCCTGTCTCTGAGATGAACACTGTTCTTTGGAACAGCGGTACAGAGAAGGATAAGGAGATTGCCCGTGAGCGCAAGCGCAAGTTGTCGTACATTGCGAACATTCTCGTTGTTTCCGATCCGAAGCACCCAGAGAATGAAGGTAAGGTATTCCTCTTCAAGTTCGGTAAGAAGATCTTCGATAAGATCATGGAAAAGATTCAACCCGAATTTGCGGACGATCAAGCAGTAAATGTTTTTGATTTCTGGCAGGGTGCAAACTTCAAGTTGAAGATTCGCAAGGTTGCTGGTTTTACAAACTACGATAAGAGCGAGTTTGATAATCCATCTGCTGTTCTTGATGGAGATGACGCTAAGTTGGAAACACTTTGGAAGAAGCAGTACGGACTCAAGGAGTTCAACGATCCTGCATCATTTAAGTCGTATGACGAACTTAAGACTCGTCTAAATGAAGTTCTGAATGGTGATGCAAAGGTTACTTCCAAGACCGCAGAATCATTCGGTGACATGGATGACGAGGATAGTTTTCCCAAGTCCAAGTCTGCTCCGACTATGAAGCAGAAGTCTCCTCCAAAGGTTTCAGAGGAGAGTGAAGATGAAGACGGAGAGGAAGAGAGTGCGCTAGACTACTTCAAGAAGTTGGCGCAAGAAGACTAAAGCATAACTTGCTACTTCAAGGATGACCCCGCGCAAGCGGGGTTGTTCTTTAGGCGAGTCCAGTTCTTATATTCTTTTCCAGAATCATTTCAAATACATTATCAAATGTCTTAGCAAGATCAGTTTGGAACTGGAAGTTGGCACCTTGATCGTTTGAAGCGGAACCTCCCTTGCTATTATTAATATTATTAATAGTAACATTGCTACTGCCAGCAGATTGCAAGCGTTCTTCTAAATAGGAATCTCTTATATGATTGGTAATACTATCATATGATTTTGATTCTAGTTGCAGATTTAGAGTTTTATTACTCAAATAATCAGATATGATTTCATCAAATTTATTGAGAGGAATAATAGTTTCTGGATTTCCTCTTTCTCCTGCCATTACAGGAACCCCCATCGGAGAAACAGAATGAATTAGAGCAGCACCATCTTTCATTTGTTCTGGTGGTTTAACATTTGCTTTTTCTTCAAAGTATTTAAATGGATCTTTTACAATGTTTTCACGATATTGTTGTAGAATATCTTTTCCGGCCATTACTAGTTTTGCCGTTTCATCAATTCCTATGTTCTCGACAACGCTTTTCAATCCTGGCACATTATACTTGTCTGGATTTGCTAATGCATTTTTAATTTTATCTGCTGTAGATTTACCATCTACCTTATCAATAAATCTAGAAATATTGTCAAGATCATTTAAGGTATAATTCGATCCTCTGTCCCATAACCCAAATGGCCCAACTTGAAATGCCTTTTCCATATCGGAAATTTCATTCAAAGCATTTTCTGTTTCGACTATGGACATGAATTGAGCCATTTGTTTTGCGGCAGACTTGATCAGATTATTAGACTGATCTATCATACGATTATAACGCTCAGGATCTGATTCTTTATATTTTTCTGCCTCTTTTGTGTGTGCTTCTGCATTTTTAAGAGATTCTTGATATCGTTCGTCTAATTCAGTCATAATACGAGAACTTGCAACATTTCTTCCCATATCACCCGATGAGTATGCAGTTTTAATTAAATCATATGCCATTAATCCCCATCCCAATAAAGGAACGCTATATGTTAATGCTCTTCCTGCGGTTCCTCCTACTAATGCTCCCGCAGTGCCAGTAACTCCCCCTAATGCTCTAGCACCCATAGAAATTGCTACACCCTGTGCAGTTCCCATTGCTCCTGCTTTTACTACATCCATAGTAGAACCGCCAGTTGCTGCTTCTATTGCAGCAGAAGAAAGTCCACCAACAACACCACCTGTTGCACCAGATCCGGCCATACCTTTAAAACTAAATGTAGATTGTAGACCTGCTGCTGTTCCTGCTGCAACTCTTCCTGCACCTTTTGCGGTATCAATTGCGCCTCTGGTTGCTCTGCCTGCGCGTTCCATCAACGACATCTCTTTACCTGTTTGTGGTTTTGGTGATGCTTGTGCTTTTGGACCAACACCGTCTTCTACGGGGGTGGTGCGCTTTCCTGTGATTCCTTCTTTTAGTGCCTTTCCACCAGATTTTAAATCTTGTTTACCCTTTTCTACTTTGGGTGATGCTTTTTCAAAAGCTGCTCTTGCACCAGAGGTTGCTCCTGCTAATGCAGATGCCAACTCGCTTGCTCTTACTTTAAGATCAGTAAAGAATTCTCCACTCATTAGATCGTCTAATAATTTTTTTAATTGTTGAAATGCTAGGTATAACCCACCAACTATTGCACCAAATTTTAATAGATCTGCTAGTAGTCCACCCAATCCATTCAATAACCCACTTAAGAATCCGCCGCCCGATCCTTTACCATCTACATTTACAACTAGATCTTTTTCTTCCAGAGCAGAAAGTTTTGAAATTATAATTGCTCTATCCTTTTTCTCCAACTCTGCTACTTTTGATGTTTCTAGTAAATTTTCTTTTTCTTTTTCTAAAGATCTTTCTTCCGCAAATTCTGCTGCATCTTTTGCTTGTTGAGCAATTTTATTTGAAACTTGTTGTTCTTTGATTAAATCTTTTTGATCTTTAATTAAAGTTTTTTGATCTTTTACAAGATTGTCTAATTTTGAAGCAACTTCTCGCAATCCATTTTTTTGTAATTTGGTAAAATCGTCTTTTAATTCGGAAGAAAGATTTTTAATTTCTTTATTATTTTGTTTTATTCTTTCTGCCATCATAGAAGTCACATCAAGTAAAACACTAAAATCTTTAATATTCAAAGTTGGATTTTTCTTTGAAATACTATCAGTGCTTTGTTTTGGTAACTTGATTTGTGCTTCTGCGTTTTTAGCCATTTTAGTTTCTTTGTCGTTTTAGAAGTTCTACTTTTTCTCTGGTACTTTTAATATAAAGATTAATATAAATTTGTCGCTCCCACGGAATCATATTTTCTAAATCAGCCAATGTATATATTTGACTTTCAATTAAACAATAATTGTTTCGATACATTGCCTGTAGTGATTCCACCGACAGGCTTAAGTAAAAAAATTAGTAAAATCGCTTACCTCCACTGGGAAGGATTTACCTGTTGTTGGATTTGTAAATGAACCTTGATATTCTATTTTTGGAAACTTTTCGATAGTTTCGGATAAAACATCAAATTCTTTTTTGGGCAAAGAATCTATAAATTCTCGTATTTCGGTTTTATCCAGTGTAGAACAATCTACGGTACTATCTCTAAAATAAACTTTTTTCAAGCATATTGTAAGAACATCTAATAAAAATTCTATTCTATCTTTAGATTCTAATTTACTTTCAATTAGTTTTGAACTAATATTCATAAAATCTTCAAAACTAGGATGCTGTACTTCTACCGCAAGAGTATCATTTAGTTTAATTTTATTTTTATTTTTATTAAAATTTGTAATTACAACTTTTTCTAAATCTAGTTGTGTTTCAAATTTTTGTTTTGTTTCTGGATCTGTAACTAAAATTTCAATCATTTCGCCCATAGACTTAGATCTTAATTTCAAAAACAAATATTCAACATCAAAATAACATAGTTTATTGACATCAATATTTTTGGGAGAAACAATACAGTTTTCTAAAACTGTTTTAATACAATTATATACTTCTC